TTTTTTTTATTATTATTTTTGGATATATTTTTTAGGGTTATAATTTAATTATATTAATTATATATCTTTAGATATATTAATATAATATAAATTAATTACCCATATAATATCCTCTTAGCTTTATACGCGTGCGCGAGGGATTTAGGATTCCAGGTAATCCTAAAAAGTAAATCCTATATTCACAAATTTAAAATCACAAATCACTATGTGGAAATATCCTATCACAACAGAGAAAAATAAAATCACAAAATCATTACTTCAAGGAATTAATCTCAAAGATAAGGCAAAAATAATTATCTTAGAAATCCTTTGCCTAATTCTCCTAATTATTACTATATATCTTTGCTTTAGGAATTTTTCCTTAAGTAATCAGTTGAGTAAGTATCAACCTAAACTAAATCGTACGGTTGTTAAATATGTTGCTAATACTGATTCAAAGTATATGGGAAAGAAAACCCAATCTACTTCCATATACACAACCTCTAATAAGTTTAGGGAAATCCCTGCTTATAAAGGTAATCTGAACCCAAAGAATATCCTTTATTGGAATTTGGGAGATTTGAAAAAATCAAAACTCTCTTCTTCATTAGATCACAATAAATGGCTTTCTTGTAACGATAGAGATTCTAACATCTCTAATCCTTCTTTCAATGATACTGAATATTGGAAAAATCTTCCCCATTTCGAAAGGGATTCTTTGGTTCAGATTTTATTAAACAGGAAAGAATTAAAGCTTTCCTCTTTTAATCCTCCAACTTCAAAATTTCGTACAGTAAGCTATGAAATAGATTTAAACAGATATTCTTATAATTGGACACCATCTCAAGGATTAACTTTTAAGAAAGTATATCCAGTACAAATTTATCCTTATATTAGAAGTGGGTACACTATTTTTAACAAAGAAATAGATTTTGGTACTGGTATTAATATTTCTACTTATAAGTTAGATTTTTCTCTAGAAGGTTGTTTAAATAACTCTGGAGGTACCAGTAAAAATATTAATACTGATATTAAAATAAATTTGGTTTATAAATTTAAATCATGGCTAAGATGAAAATAGAAACCTCTGTAGGTTTAACTACAGAGCAAGTACATATAATCTCTAAGGTAGTGAATGATATCTTTTTCTTCTCTACCTTTATCTTCGTAGTCCATCCAATAAGAGGTAGGGTACACTTTGATTTATATCCCTATCAAAAATCAGTATTATACCAATTCATTAGAAATAGGTTTAATATTATATTAAAATTCAGACAGGCTGGTATTACAGAACTTATCTCTATGTACTGCTTATGGTTAGCTATGTATCATCCTCATACTAAGATAAACATTATATCTATCAAAGATTCTACTGCTAAGAAAGTACTTAAGAAGATTAAGTTCATGTATAAAAACTTACCTTACTTCTTACAGGTACCTATCATAAATGGTAGATCTGGAGAATACGGTTCTGCTTCTATGATGGAATTCGAGAATGGATCCTTTATAGAATCTATACCTACTTCTTCTGAAGCAGGTCGTTCTGAATCTCTTACTCTATTGGTTATAGATGAAGCAGCTATTGTAAGATGGGCTTATCAAATATGGGCAGCTGCATTTCCTACATTATCTAATGGTGGAAAAGCTATTATAAATTCTACTCCAATGGGTATGGGTAATTTTTACCATAGTACTTGGGTTAATGCTTTATCGGGAGGAAATAATTTCAATGCTATTAGATTATTTTGGGAAATGCACCCAGAAAGAGATCAGGCTTGGTATGATGAGATGTCTCTTGCATTAGGACCTAGAAGAACTGCTCAAGAGATTGATGGTGACTTCTTATCTTCAGGTAATACTGTATTTGATATGGTAGATATTAAAGCTATAGAAGATTGCTTAATGGATTACCCTATTATAAAGAGAAGATATAATGGTCAATATCTTCAATTCTTAGAGCCTGAAGATGATAAAGAATACTTCATAGGAGCAGACGTTGCCACTGGTAGAGCTAGTGACTACTCTGCTTTTACTTGTATGGATAAATATGGAGAAGAACAAGCTGTATACAAAGGTAGAATGTCTGTAGATAAATATGCTATCCTATTAGGAGATACAGGTAGATTATTTAACTATGCTACTTTAGCTCCAGAATCTAATGATGTAGGATTAGCAGTAACTATGGCTCTACAAACTGAGGGATATCCAAACTTATATTATTATCAGAAACTAATAAGGAAGAAAGGTAAATCCAGACCAGAAGTAGATAAATCTCCTGGGTGGTTAACTACTAATAAAAACAGACCCATAATTATAGATGGTTTGGAATCAGATATACGTAATGATTCAGCGGTTGTAAAAGATCCTTTCTTTATACACGAGTCCAAAACATTTATCTATGATAGTTTAGGTAGACCTGTAGCTATGGGTAAGCATAAAGCTAATTCTGAAGGTGAAGATGGTTTAGAATCAGATGTTTACGCAGATGATAGTATTATGGGTAAAGCCATAACTAATCATATTCGAAAAGGTAAAAAACAAGTAATAATACAACCAAGATAATATGAAAATACTAGGATTCAATATTACTAGAGATAAAGAGATTAATACAATCACTAGTAATAAAGAAAATAAAAAGATTACTGGTATAGATCCTGGTAGAGTATCTATACCCGATGATGGTGTATCAGGTTTAACTTATTCTCTTAAAGATTTCCATTGTATGGTAGACCCCTCTTTTAGGGTTGAAGTAATACAATTATTAAGGAAATTATATAAGGTTAATCCAGATGTTAGTAAGGCTCTACAAGATATGTATCAACTTACTAATACAGGTCATAGAGTTCAATTCCCTAACAATTCTACTAAGGAAGCTGAAGCTATGGTAGATCATCTAAAAAGATCTACTAAGAAGTGGTCTAATTATACAGCTGGTATAGATGGATTAGCTAATAAGATGATAGTTCAACTATTGATAGGTGGAGCTATTTCTGTAGAGGGAGTTCCTAATAAGGATTTAAGTGGACTATCTACTGTAGTTTTCATTAAACCTGATAATATCTTATTTAAAAGGGAGAGTGATGGTGTATATCAGCCATATCAAAAAAGCTACGCTAATTTAGCTATAGGTAAAGATACTTATATAAAGTTAAATACTCTTACCTATAAGTATGTTGGTATGTATAATGATACTGATGAACCATACGGTATACCTCCTTTCATGGCAGCTTTAGATTCTCTAAAAGGTCAATCTGATATGAGAATTAACTTTAAAAATATAATGGAGAATGCTGGCTTAATAGGGTTTATGGAAGTATTAATGGAAAAACCTATGCAAAATGCTACAGAGAGTAGTAATGCTTATGCTGCTAGATTAGATAGAGAATTATTTAGGTTAAAGCGTAGATTAAGAGAAGGAATGAAAGATGGGTTAGTGGTTGGTTATAAAGATGACCATGAATTCAAACTAAATTCTACTACCCAAGATATGGGTAATCTCAATATACCCTGGAATTTAAATCAACAATCTGTAGCTAATGGTTTAGGTGTTAATAGTGCTCTTATAGGTATTAATGATACTAATACAGAGGGAGGAGCTGGTATTAACTTATCTAAATTAATCTCTCAATTAAAGGTTATCCAGAGTTTAGTCGGTAATGTTCTTGAATTCTTATACTCTTTAGAGTTAACACTTGCTGGATTTAATCATAAAGGTATTAAGATTACCTGGAATCCTGCTACAGTATCTGATGATATTAAAATACAACAAGCTCTTCAATATAAAGTACAAAATCTAAATGCTTTATATAGAGATGGTATTATATCTATGTTACAGTATGCTCAGGAAATGGGATATGATAGTCCTGATGAGGAGGAACCTAGAGTTCCAATAGAGGATCAGAACAATGGTAAGAAAGCTATAGATGATGATAAGAGACAGGGAGATAAATCTAAATCTGATCGTAAGGTTAGAGATAAAAATAAACCAGTACCTAAGAGAAAAGATCAAAATCCTAAAGAAAGATAATATATGTCAAAACCAATTACAAGAAGAAATCATAGCTTCCAGGAATCTATGGTTATTGGAGCAGGTCATTCTATTTTAATGGGTAATATACCTAATGCCATTCAAGATAAGGATAATCTGACTACATTTTCTGAGAATTATTTCAAATGGAATAATACCTCAAAAGAATCTATAATGAGATTGGGTTTTTTTGGTAGTGATATTGATTATAATACGTACTACCCAGATCTTAAACCTGAAGATCTTAAACCTAACGACAGTGAATTTATAGAACCTATGTTCAGGCTACTGTCTGCAGCTATAGTTTCTAAAAATTGGAACCCAGTAGATTTTAGTAGAAATGGTGTACTAAAAGCTTCTATGCCCCTATTAGTAGGACAAACTGTAAATTGTGATCATAGTACTGATATAGGTAATGCTATAGGCTCTGTATCAAAAGTAGTATGGCAAGAATCTTATAAGGTAGATGGTTACACTATACCTGCAGGTATAAATGGTATACTTAAGATAGATGGTAAGGCTAATCCGAGAATTGCTAGAGGTATATTAATGGATCCTCCATCTATCCATAGTAATTCAGTTACAGTACAGTTTACTTGGGATAAATCACATCCTGAATTAGAAGATTCTGAATTTTGGGATAAATTAGGAACTTATGATAGTGAAGGTAATTTCATTTGTAAGGTTTGTACAGGTATTATAAGGTATACTGAAACCTCTTTAGTATCTCATGGAGCAGATACTTTTGCTCAGAAGATAGGTAAAGATGGTAAGATAGTAAATCCTATATTTGCAAAACAAACTTACGAAACTTATAAAGAACATGAAGAAAATGGTGGAAAAGAATTTTTCTTCTTAGATAATAAAACTGATTTTGAGTACTACAATACTCAATCAAGTAATAATAAATCGAATAACTCACAATCACAAATAGATAATATGGATAAAGAACTTAAAGAATTTTTAGAGAAGCTTTTCGGAGAAAATATGCTTACTCTATCTGAAGGAAAAGAAAAAACTGTTGATGAAGCTCTTTCAATGGTTAAGCAATTAATAGAAGGTAAAAATTCTTTTACCGAAACTATTAATCAACTAACTTCTGAGAAAACTACTCTTGAAGAGAAGGTTAATAAACTAACTTCTGAAAACAATAGTCTTAAAGAACAGGCTGAGGTTGGTAAAACTTATATTACATCTCTTCGTGAAAAAGCTCAGGCTAATTACAAGAAAATACAAGGAGATAGTTTCAAAGAGGAAGATCCTATTTATGTAATGCTTAGTGCAGATACTACTCCTTTAATTACTCTAGAGGGACTTAATAAGTCTTATCAACAGAAATTAGAGGAGATGTTCCCTTTACATTGTCAATCATGTGGTTCTAAGGATTTAACTCGAGCTTCTTCTAAGGAAGAGAAAAAGGAAGAAACTACCAAAAATTCAGAAGCTCCTTTAGATACCGCTCAAGCAACTTCAAATATTCTTAGTCGTAAGAATCAGTATAAATCAGAATCTTAAACTTTTAAAATACTTTATATTATGAGTGAAAACAAGCCTCTTACTATAATGGGAGAAGAAACTCCTAGAGTAGTTATTTACAAACATGAATCTCACAAGCTTCACCAAGCTTTTTCAGTAAAGTTAGATAGTGGTAAGCCTGTAAAGATTGCAAAGGGTCAGCCTGTAGCTATCCTTGATGATGGTACAATTAAACCTTATACTGGAGTTAATACTGAAATTTACTTAGGTATAGCAGTAACTGATAGTATTAATCCTGCTTATGAAGGTCAACGTAATTTCCCTGTAGAAGTAACGGTAGCTGTTCAAGGTTTTGCTATTTGTAACTATATCTCTGCAGTAGCAAATCTGAAGTGTGGTTATGTAGAACCAGATGGTAACTTGGTTCATGATAGATTTACCCAGGTAAAAACTGCTACTGGTACTACTAATTTTATCGCTATATCAGGTGCAGATAATGCAAATGAAATCGTACAAGTAATTGTACGATAACTACAGTAAAGTAAAATTTAAAAATTATTATAATATGTCAGAAAAAACAATAGATCTTAGTAAAATGAAATCAGCTGATTTCATCAAAGAATTACCCGAAATGGTTCGTTTCATGGACGCGAGCCGAGCAGGTAGCAAAGATCAAGTATGTACCGATATTTCTCTTACTGAAATGGTAAAAGAGAAATTTGGTATTAGTATGGAAGATTTCTATGATAAGATAGGTATTAATCCAAGGATGACTACTATCCAGAATATCTTCACAATGCCTAATCAAAATGTACGTTGGTTAGTACCTGAGATTATTCGTGCAGCCATATACACTGGGATTCGTCAGGCTCCTTTCTATAAGGAAATTATATCTACTGAGGAACATGTAAGTGGTTTAAAGATAACTATGCCTCATGTTAATATGTCCGATGCTCAACCTGCAAAGGTTAATGAAGCAGAGACTATTCCATTGGGAGACATTTCTTATGGTGAGAAACAGGTATCTATCTTTAAGATTGGTAAGGGCTTCAAACTTACTGATGAAGTTAGAGATTATGTTTCAATAGATGTACTTGGAGTTTATCTTCGTGACTTTGGTATTCAGCTTGGTTATGCTATGGACACCTTGGCAATGGATGTACTCCTCAATGGTAATATGACTAATGGAGCAGAATCTGCTCCAGTAATTGGAGTAGAATCAACTACTAATGGTATTACTTACAAAGATCTTCTTCGTCTTTGGGTAAGAGCTTCTCGTCTTGGTCGTAATTACCAAAATATTATAGGATCTGAAGATCAAGCAATTACTATGCTTGATTTACCAGAATTCAAGAATAGAGAACAGGGTACTACACAAGCTACACTTAATGTTAAATCTCCAGTACCTAATCAAGCTAATTTCTTCATTCACCCAGGAACTCCTGCTAAGAATATCCTTATGGTGGATAAAAATGCTGCTTTGATTAAGCTTACTGCTAAGGAGCTTACACTTGAATCAGAAAGAATAGTAAGTAACCAAACTCAGGCTACTTATGCTACTATTACTACAGGTTTTAGTAAGATGTACCAGGATGCTGCTGTTCTAATGGCTGCAGATAATCCGTTTACTTCTAAGGGATTCCCTGCATTCATGAATATTGATCCATTCCTTTCTGTAAACTTGGCATAGTAATTAATCTTTAGTAATGGAGGGTGTAAATTATCCTCCATTACTTTAACTTAAAACATAAAAACAATGGGTAAATCAAAAAAATCAGATAATAAAAATGTTAAATATATATCAGTAGGTGCAGAAGCTTACAGTTTCTATGATCCTTCTACTGGTATTAACATATGTAGAGGAGAGGTTAAAGAATTAACTTCTCGTCAATACAATAGTACCAGAGTTAAGAGAGCTCTAGCTACTGGTCATTTAGTACTTGTAAGTAATATTGAGGAAAATATCCACGAAGTAGATGTTAACGAACTACAAGAGAAATTCAATTCTTTAGTAGAATCAGGAATGGAAGTTGCAAAGATCGCAGAAGCTTTCACTTTAGAGGAAATTACTCATATTGCTGAAAACAATGGAGTAGAAGTAGAAGAAGGAGATACTGTTACTTCTATAATAGAAGCTCTTATGAATTAATAAATTAGAATTATGTTTGATAACTTAGACTTTGCTTATGTGGTTAAAGGTCTAGAGGTATCATTTAGAATTATAGGCAAAGTCCCAGTGAAATCTCAATTTTCCTGGGACTTTGGTGATTCTACACCTACCTCTGATTTAAAAAACCCTGTTCATATTTTTAAAGAGAGAGGTTTCTATACTATAACTTTAACAATAACCACAGAAGATGGTAGTTCTAGTAAAGAATTATATAAAAACCTTGTATTATCTGATTTAGTTAAAACTAGACTTTCTGACAGTATATATAATCTAATTAATTATTATATACCTAAAGAGATTAGAAAAGAGTTAACACCAGAGGAAAAGAATACTTATATTAATAAGTGGCAGCTTTACATTCAACCATTAGTGAATAGGGCTGAAGGTGAGGAGATACCCTTAGAGTATTATAATGATGAACTTTATTATGAAGGATTAGAGAATCAACTAATCATGGAATTAGCTATATGGGATTTTCTTAATGTAGAGTTATCTAAGATATTATTAAATACTGGAATGTATTTCAAAGAAAGTAGTACAGAATCAGGAGAAGGTGATGATGTAGAACAACGAATTAAAAAGATTGTTACTGGTCCTACTGAAGTAGAGTATTTTGATAAAACTACAGAAGCTTCTTCTAAAATATTCAGTACTTATATTAAAGCATTACAACCGGGAGGAATAGTAGATCAAATTAAGCAGAATCTATGTACTTTAGCCCAACGTTTAGAGATATACTTACCATTCTGTGATGCCATAAATAAATCTATACAGCCGAGAGTAGTAAATAGGCGAAATCCTGGTCCACTTGGAGGACCTAATCCAACTTACCCTTTGAATGATTCTAATTCTGTAACTTTAATACCTAAATAAGTTATGGCTACTAAAGATAAAACCTATCTAGTTAGTAATAAATCTTGGGATAGGTATAAAAAAACTATAAAGAATTTTCTTAATTTTGATTCAGGTAGGCAAACTGTAATATGGGCTAAACATGTTAATCAGATGCTTTATAATGGAGAAGATGATCATCCTGTTTATTATAAGATTATGATAGAAGCTCTTTGCTATTATAATGCTTTTAGGAATTGGCCAATAAATATACAATCAACAACTGGAGAATCAGATGAAGAAAATTTATCCCTAATGATATCTGCTGATTATATTCAACATCTTGATGATGGTAAGTATTGGTTACCTCATAAATTTTTTGAAGGTGATGACAGTGGATATTGGGATTTCAATTGGTCTGAAGATAGGTTTGTAATAAATGGAATGGTATATAAACCTACAGGAGATACTCAGATAGCTCAAGCTAAAGATGAAGCTTTATTATTTTTAATAATTCTGAAAAGAGATAGAGATACCAAATTAGATTGGATATCTCAAATAGAATGGGGTTTTATGGGTAAAGGTAAAATAGCTTTTGCTGGTAAAGATGGTATTTTATTCAACGGTAAAACTTAAAATAAATACAGTATGTACGAAAGTAAATATTATACATGTGAAGAAATAGACCAGAGGTTACTTCAAAATTACTATGATGATTTAGTAGCTTCAGGTTATACAGGTACTAAAAAAGAGTATCAAAAACTAATACTAAGTATAGCTGATAAGGTAAATCTAGAGATTGGTAAAGGATTATCTACTAATGATTTTACCAATGAATTAAAAGAAAAACTAGATAAGTTAAAGGATATAACTAAAATATCTGAATTAACTAATGATGCAAGCTATCAAGATAGAGATGAGGTAGTTAAAATTATAGAAGCCTTCTATAAAGAGAATATCCTAAAACCTCTTAATAAGAGAGATTATAAGGATTTTGAAAATTACATATATGAGGTAGAAGATAATTTTATCTATGAAATAAAATCGCTTTTAGGAGAAGATGATTTTAAGCTATACAAGAAATTAACTAATGATGTTGAGCAGCTTATTGAAGATGTAAGAACTTTAAAGTCTCAACCTATACCGGGTGTAGAAGTTTTAACCGAATCAGAAATTGAAGATATTTTTAAAGAATTAATATAATAGAGTTACTATGGATAGAATTTTAAAGATACTTGATAAGGAAGGTTTAAAAAATACTTTTAAGTTAATACTAGATTATATAAGGAATAGGTTTAATATTTTAAGTAAAGACTTAGAGAATGAAGGAATATACATAGATGATAAAGATACTGATTTTCTATCAAGAGTAAATATGAAGATAGGAGTTCAGTATATATCTTTTTTTACTAAAAATAGAGTTTTATGTTTAGCCGGTACTGAAGATTTAAGCAGTATAGATACAAGTAAAATAAAATATAGATTAGATATAGTAGTAGGAGTAGATTTTAGTACTGTTTATAATAAACTAATATATAAATCATATGAATTTTCGGGAGATAATTGTTTTATACATATACCTAAGAAAACTCCTTTTATATTAACCAAATTAGTAGAGAATGATTATAAACCTATAAATATTTCTAAATATGATGTAAAAAAAGATGTAGTAGATTGGAGTAAAAGTCTTTTAATATTAGAATCCCGTGAAGGTCATATTTTAAAATATCATGGGATATTACACTATAATGCCTTAAATGGTAAATACCCTGGTTGGACCAGTGTAAGTTATAATGAAGGAGAAAGATTTAGTAATTATGTTGATGAACCTTATCTTGAGTGTATAAGTTTATACAGATATCTACAACCTGGATATTCTTTTATCATACATAATAATACTATTTTTGGTAATGTATATTATAACCTTAATTTTCATGGTTCAATATTAAAAGCTAATTGCAGTGTATTAGAAATATCTATAACACATAGTATAATAAAAAAGGCTAATATTGAAAAGGCTGTAATGGAAGAGGTTATAACATCTCTGTTTAATCAAATTATACAAGATATATTAAAGAGATGTCCTACTGTATATTATTTAATAAATTCAGTTAGATTCTTTATATATAGACCGTTTCAACTAAAATATAATTATCCTGATATGCTTAATGTTTCTACTAGTTTAGAAGCTTATTATAAGAAAGTAAATATTTCAGGATTATCCTATTTAATCAATAAAGAGGTTATCAATGTAGATTCTAATCCAAGAGAGGATTCTAATATGCGAATATTGAGCGGTACTTCAATATCTAGTGTAACTTATAAAAAAATTATACCTTTTTATCTTCTTAATACTGATACTGAAAATAAATTAAAACCCGAGCAATGTATTGATAGTGAAAATAATAAATGGTTAGGTATTACTTCTTTATATGATAATAATAAATTCCAAGTATATTTACCTCAAGGTAGTAATGTAGTATTACATTATAAGTTAAATATAAACGAAGATCCTAAACCCATTACAGAACAACTTATATTAAATCAAAATCAGGTTATCTTTATTAAACTAATTAGTGGAGAATGGGAAACTATAAATGATTCTACTCCGAGAATATGTTTAAATAAGGATTATAATTTAAGTGGGTATATAGAAGCTTTAGGTAAAGGTGCTAAGAAAGAATTATTTAGAGGAACACCAGTTATAGATGCTTCAAACTTAATAATGGAGAGTGAATTAGATAAGAAGGCTAGGTTTATATATTGGGGATTATTTGCTGACTGTATTAAATTAATCAAAGGTCCTGAGGAATTACCTGCTTTAACAGTCAAAGAGAGTGATTATATTATGATGTTTTCGGGTTGTACTTCTTTAACTAAAGCTCCTAAATTATCAGCTACTAAAATAAGTAGGGGTTGTTATGAGGCTATGTTTCAAGAGTGTACCTCTTTAACTAAAGCTCCAGATTTGTTAGTAGAAGAGGTATCTGAAGATTTAAAAAATGCTTATTCTAGAATGTTTGCTGGTTGTACTTCTTTAAGATATATCAAATGTATGTTAAACAATCAAGACGATAATTTTACAACCTTAGAGAATATCACCAGAGACTGGGTATTAGACGTACCCATTAACGTAGGTAAATTTATTAAGAAAAAGAATAGTAAATGGCCTTTCGGAGAAAGCGGTCATCCTGAAGGTTGGGATTATGATGAAGTAGATTAATGAAATCTTTACATATTACTTTACCAACTATAGTTGGAGAAATAGATATATACGTTAATCAAAATCAGCAAGCTAAAGCTGAGAGATTAATACAAAAATGTCCTCATATACTGAGTAAAGCTTACGAAGTAGCGGGATTAAAGTTTGCTAATAGGTTAGCAAGGATAGCTAAGACTTGTATATCTAGAGGAATGCCTCCTCCAGGAAGTAGAGTATCTTGGCCTCCACATAGTATTAATACTATCAAAACCATAGGATCTCATACATTACTATACTGGTCATCTCAATATTGGAGAAATATAAAACCTATTAAAAGAGGTAAGCATATAGCAGTAGGACTACCTCCGGGATTGATTAAAACTAGACCTGATGGTAAAAGTTCTAAAGGTAAAACTTTAACTCAAGTGGCTAAAATGTTAGAGTTTGGCTCGGTTAGTGGTAAACTCCCTCCAAGACCTTTATGGACTGTACTATGGGATAGTAGTATGAAAGATAAGTTTAAAAAAGAGTTAATTCTAGAAATACGTAAACAAATAAGAAGAATATAAATATGGCAGAAACAAATTTTGAACTAGAGCCTAAATCTGGCACTGGTAATAGTACTGTTAAAGTAACACCAAAGAGTAGTAAGCCTTTAGATAATATATATCAAGAAGAATATGATTTAAAGGTAAATGGTAAAACCTTAGATAAAGTAAGATTTAAGATAGCTAATGTACATAAAGATATGTTTGTACCTAAGACCAGTTATAATCTTTTAAAGTATGCTATAGGTAAAGAGGGTTTACCTGATTATAGGGATTTTGAAAAACCTAAATCAGGTCCATTAGCATATCTATATACCAAATCATTAAAAGATGTAAGGTCAGTAAATATATTACATTCTATGGATATAGCTAATCCTAATTTTTTAAATCAGATTAGAGAAATTATATGGGTATATGATTATAGAGTTAAGCATTTTTTAAGCCTTAATTCTTTATATGAGTATTATAAAGAGATTAGGAAAGTTCAATTACCTCGAGATCAAGTAGCTTATAATGAAGATTTGATATTAAACAGAGCTTATTTTGGTGATATACTTATAGATCTTTCTAAAACTTATAAATTCGGACAAGATTTGAATAAAGGTGTTAAGGGTTTTGTTTATCTAGCTCCCCAGGATAAAATTATACTTAGACTGCCAAAAGATAAAATTACCCAAGAAGGTAATCACAGTACAAAACCTTATCACATAAGAATTAGTTGGAATAATAGAATTCCTCCTGAGGGGATTGTTACTGGTATGGTAAAATCATATAAATTACAAAACAAGATTCAATTCTGGGATTTAGTAAGAAAGGGAGCTTTTGGACAAGATATACACGAAGGTCCAAAAGAAACTAATGAAGTTTTATATAGTATATCTCCTAGTTTTATAAATATATCTTGTGTAGAAGAAGATATTGACTTAGGTTATCTTGAAAGTAGTACGTTTGCTGATGTATTACAGGGTAATCTATGTAATAATGCTGGAGAGAATATTAAAAAATCAGTCGGAGATGAAAGAAATATAAATTATATCAACCTATATAACTGGTATTATAAAAATACTTTTATATGGGATAATAAGAATGATATTTATCCTGTATTTGAAAAGGAAAAAGATGGTGAAATAACATGGGAAGAGCCTTAAAATTTAGATAATATGGTAACTTCACAAGAAATTATAGAAAATACTTTCTATATAAGTTTATTAAATGAGACTTTAGAAAGGAATCTTACTATCAATCCAGAAGATTATTTAGATTATAATAAAACTCCTCCATTACCTTCTTTAGATGGTGAGAGGAGATATAAGATAGATAGAGAAGCTATAGGTAGTAAATTTATAAGTATTTTTGGTATAGGTAACAATCAATCTAGAGGAGCTAAAGAAGCTCCAAGGATTACTTTAGAACTAAAGAGCTATTATCCAGGTAGTATAGGATTACCTAAAGAGGATTTAGATGAGTATAATGAAAATATCTTAGATTTTAGTTATGAGACTAAGGATATCTTAATAGATGTACATTTAGTAGCTTCAACTCAAAATGAGATGAGATTACTACATGATATAATGTATAAAGCCTTACCTGCTAGAGGGTATATTAAACCTTATATAGGTAAACGATTAAAAGATTGGAAAGAATCAGAATCTTTAAAAACTGGTAATCTATATGTAGAAGTAGGTAATTATTATGATCACCAGGATCTAAGTCATGGATTATTAGAAAAGGTATATACATATACTGTAAGGGATGGTTTACTACCTACTATAGTAAAAGATGTTAACATATCAAAAATAAATGATATCTCATGTTTACTCAAAAATCACTCAAGTGATGAAGAGATATATCTTAGTTCACTTATATAAAAACGATACTTTAATCACACATATTAAATAAATTAAATTCTTAAAAAATATGCCAAATACACCTCAAGTAAAATTCAATATTATAAACCATAATATTGAAAAAAGTAGTCCTACTTTGGGTATTTCTACAGTATTATGTAGAACTACTAAAGGATCTTCTATGGACCCTTCTACATTAATCACTTCATTACCTCAATTTAAGAGAATTTATGGTAGTGAAATTGTACCTGATGGTTCAATATCTAATATTGAAACTGCTCTATTAAAGGGTTCTAAACTTCATATAATTCGGGTAGTAGGTCCTGGTGCTACACCAGGAAAAGTAAAATTAGCTAACCCTGCTGAAACTGCAAAAGATTTTTTAATTAAAATCGCTGCAGACGGTAAAGCTGTAACTATTAAAGCTATAACTCGTAGTAATGGTGATCCAATCGGTAGTGGTGATACTTTTACAGTAACTACTAAAGAATCAGATAATTCTTTATTATATTCAGTAATTGGGGCTGATGGAACTATATTGGATTCTGGTTCTATAATCAACTATCACAATGCTGATGCTTTAAATAATACTTCTATAGATTATATATCCCTCAGTAATTTTATTTTCAATAATCCCTATTTAAAGTTAATAATTTCAGGAGATAATACTGCAAGTAAATCACTTGAATCTGTAGAATCCTTGTTGAATTGGTTAGCAAAGATAGATGGTAGTAGAACTAAGGTTACTATTACAGGTTCAGAAACTAATACCTATACTATAGGTACAAGTGAAACTAAAGCTCCAGAATCTAAAGAATGGGTAGATGCTTTAGATTTAGTTTATGATTGCATCGATTCTTATCATGTAGGATTATCACATATTCATCAACATCTATCTCAGGTAGAACTTTTTAAAGTATATAAAGCTGCTAAAGAGATAGTAGATGAAGCTGATGAATTCCAATTATATATCGAAATACCTAAGTTTAAAGTAGGTACTAATGAACCTATGAAAGATACCGATATGATTGCCTATAAAAAATCAGTTACTGATGCTATAGGTCACTCTAAATGGATATCTTATTTTGGAGGAGGTCTGATGTATTCAAATGATAATGGTATACAACAGTCTTCAGATGTTCTTGGTACTGTACTTGGTTTAGCTGATACTAGTGGTTCAGTATATAGTTACAGTAGATCTTTCTCAGGTTTAAATAGAGGAGTAGTACCAGATGCTAATGGTACAGTATGTCCTAACTATGGTGGACCTGGTAGAATTAGTAATCTAAGTAATTTAGCTGCTGCTTCTATAAACCTATTTGTAGTGAAAGATACTCCATCTTATGGTAAACAAACCGTTCTATGGCATAATTTCACAGACCAGATAAAGAAGGATTCTTTTAGATTTATAGGAGTTACAGGGTTAATTCTTAATATCAAGAAGACCCTAAGACCTATTCTGGATTCATTTATAGAAGAGCCTAATCATTGGTCTACTTGGGCAAAGATATATCTTGAAGTTCAGAAGCCTATATCTAATTGGGTTGATAATTCTGATATAACAGATCCTGTATGGCAAGGTGATCAAAATGCTACTTCATGGAAGGATTTGGTAATTAATACCGAAAACGAAGTAAGACAGGGTAGATATAAAACTATCTTTACCTTTAAAGATGTATTATCTTTACAAGAGATGAATATAACTCTTGCTATTGATTCATCTTCAAAAGTTACTACTGTAAAAGTAAATAATTAAAATCATAAGATATGTCAGCAAAAGTAAAAAACCCACGCAAAAAATTCCTATGGAGTTTACAATTTGCACAACATCCTATAAATCCTTATCTCTGTCAAAAATGTACTCTACCTGAAATCTCTATAGATGAGGTAGAGCATGGAGATATTAATAGGGATGTAAAAACTGCCGGTAGAGTAAAAGTAGGTACTCTAATAGTAGAAAAACTTCTTATCACTTCTGGT